CTATCCCGCCTTTCGGCGAGGTCCGCTGACTACCTTTGTTGTCTTATCGCGCAAGTAAATCCGAGTGGTTCTTGAATCCGTGTGGCCCAAAAGCGCCATGGGATCTATCCCTTGCTTCTCCGCATCGGTACCGGACATTGCACGGAGATCGTGCAGGGTGACATTGTCGATGCCAGCTTTTTGGGCAGCGGTTTTGAAGCAGCGCCACACGTTCGAATGGAGTCGTAGACGGCCACCGCGACCGGCCAGCAGGTACTGCATCGCTGCGACACCATAGGCTTCCTTCTTTGCGCGATCGATGACAGCGCGCAGTTCAGGTGTCCAACCGACAATCAACCGTTTACCGGTTTTCTGCTGTTCGAAGAAAATGCCCTCGTCTAATAGCTGTTGTCGCTGCAGCGACAAGATGTCGCCGATCCGCTGTCCTGTGAGGTAGCAAAGATCGATCACGATCTGGAGCCATGGTGCCGCTTGGCTGTAGATCGCGCGGAACTCAGCCTCGCTGATTAACCGATCGCGTGAATATTGCTTCAGACGCTTTACGCTCACGCATGGGTTGATCTCAACTAGGTTCCGATCAAGCGCCCACTGGTATGTCAGCTTCAACACTGTGAGAAGGCGATTCGCGATCGCGACCGTGCTTGAGTAGGCGTCCATCATTTGCACAATGTCGCCGTGCTTGACTTGGTCGGCGTGGAACTCCGCGAAAACCTTTTTAAGCAGCTTTGCGCTGTAGGTGTACTGCGCCTGCGTGGATTTTGCCTTCTCGGCGATGAGAAAGGGCAGCGCTTTGTCGATGAGTGACGGCAGCCCATTGGTTGGTACCGAGATCTGTCGTGCGTACTCGTGCAGCGCGGCATTTAGATCAGCGCCGAGCCGAATCCATTTGCCTTTTTTTACCAGCCAATAGGCTCCGTGCTTCTGGTAGACGCAGGCGGGGAGATGCCGGTCTTTCGTTCTTGGTCGCATGGCCGAATGCAGCCTCCATAACCGCCCGTAGAACCACGGGCGTGCCATCAGGGCGGATCTTGAATGGGATGCCCATGCTCGCCAAAGCGTCGCATTGAGCGGACTTTTTAACCCTGCAGGTTATCTCTACGATCTCATCCGAGGTCAGGGCGAGCATCTTATTCTCCAGCGTCGAGCCAGGCTCGTCTCGTAGTTTCGATGATGCGGTGTATCTGGTCGGTCAATCTCGACCCCAAGCAGCACGGCAGATGACGCCGGCGGAGAAGCCGACGACGGCGCCGAGAAATGCGAATGCGACGATCATGATGGATCTCCTAATGTGGGGGCGGGGGTGCGTTCTTGGGTGGGCGCGGCAACTAGCGCAATGGGAGGCTCACCCTCATCGCAGTATTGCAATGCCTCGGCGCGTGTCGGAAACAACATCGGCTCATCGTGATGCGTCGCCCAGGAAATCACCGCCTTCGCTCGCGCAGCACGGTCTGCGAGAACGGCGGCGCGGGCGAAGGCCTGCATATTTTCAGCGTTCCACACGTCGTAATCGTGGGAGTCCTTGTACGTGCAATAGCTATCGCACTCAGGCAACGGCGGCAGCTTGATTTCGGGCTGTGTGGTCATGTCATCCTCCGTTAATCATCTGGTCATGAAACGCAATACGCAAAAGCAGCTTGCCGCGCTTCAACACCGCACCCTTAGCATTCGTCAGCCTTAGCTTGCACATGATCTGCGTGATGGTGTGGCCGCAGTGGTATCCAGCCGCTTTTTTCAGAACGCCTATTTCGAGCAGCGTTCTGTGATCCATACCGCCAAAGTCGGTGCCTCGGAATGCGGCATCGAGTTCTTCATCGGGTATCAATTCGCGTTTCAAGTCTCGGCTCACGATTCACCGCCCGCGCTCGCTGCGCCAGTGGATGGCCGGTAATGCTTGGGCGATCCGTCATCGTTAAGCCAGCGCGGGTCAATATCCTCGTCCTGGCAGGCGGGCAAAATCTCGTTCGGTCGGTTGCACGACATGCACACTCGGCCGGTGCAAGCGCTGCTTGCCGGGTAGCCCATAGGCCAGCCATTCGCGCATAGTTTTCCGGGTCGATAGGCTTTGCAGGCGCTCATGTCGTCTCCTTGCTGGCCGCGATGGCGGCGTCTACCGCCGCATCCATGCACTCACGTTGCACGGGTTCCCACCCGTTCGGGCCATCCCAATATTCGATGCGCCACCGGCTATAGCGTGTGCTTTCCTGGTCTGGCCCACGTAGCCACCGATACCGCGCCGCGTCCACCGCATCGGCTGCGCTGGTGGGCGGCGTGGGCGCGACTTCCAATCGTCGGACAGCCGCTATTACCTCGTCCGGCAATTCGCCTGCATCGCTTGTATCTCCAAAACGCTCAAACAAGAAAGCCAGGACGGTGCGCATATCATCCGGAACCGTCGCGCTTACCGCAGGCGCAACCGGCGATTGCGGCGCGGCTTTGAGTCTTTCCATTCCACGCTCCACCAACGCTTGATCTTCTGGTGCTTCAACAGCCGCACATGGGCCTTCGTGGCCTGCTTGGCGTGTGCATCGCCAGCCGAAGGGAGGCAAATCACATTGCACTTCGCCATCAAGCAGCAGCGCGCCTTCATCGGCGTAGTCGGTCACCCAAAAATACAGGCCGGATCTACTGTGCCCATCTCCGCGGCACAGCGACACTTCGGTCTCGGTTTCGTCACTGGAAGCGTCACAGCCGCTCAGGTCGAGCAACTGACGAACTTGCGCGACGGTCATCGTTAACACCTCGCCGCGCTTTTCAAGATCGTGGTGAATCGTTTCGCGGCCGGCGCTTTCGTTTTGGTTTGTCGTATTTTCTGTCGAGGTGCTCATAGAACTCGTGTGCCTCTTTGAGGGTTGTCAGCGCCTCGATCAGTGCGCCGAGGCCGTAGTAGGGGATCATCACGTCCGAGTCGCGCTGGATCAGCGTGATGCACTCGTGATTGGGCATGACCACGATCGCGTGGCCAATGTGGGTCTTTTCAGGGGTGTCGTGTTCTGGCCAGACGACGATCGAGCCGTCCAGGATTCCGCCGATCTTGTATGTCATGACTGCCTGCCTATCTCTGTGAGGGGGGCGGGCAGCCTACCGGCGATCCTGATTACGTTGGTGATAATCGGCTGTGGATGCAGTTGACTAGAGGGCGCAGGCCACCTAGTATCACCGTCTTCCTAAGACTTCCATCGCTGGTGCGCTAGGCACCAGTCGAAGATATGAAAGCAGCGCATGGCTTTTTGTTTGCCTCTATTCTTTGTGCGCCGACCGCTCAGGCCGAGCCGACGCCTGAGATGATTCGCAAAGGCGTCAATGACTTTGGGCTGACTATGGTGCTCGGATCAATCGCCGCAAATATCGCATCAAGTCTGCCCAAACTCGTGAACAAGCACACCGAAGTCATGTCGTTTGAGCACAGCGCGAACAAGAGTTCGCACATGATGACGATGCTTGCGCGGCTGGTGGAGGTGGATAAAACGAAGGTGAGCAAAGCAACGCTCCAGAGCACGATCGCGCCGTCGTTAGAGATGGATGCGAATCAACTATGCTCTGCGCCGGTGTCAGGCACTCTGATCAAAGAGTACAACGTGACCTACCGTCTCCAGTATCACGACGTGGCTATGCGATATTTGTACGGTTACGACATAACGCAGGTGCGCTGCAGAGCTATGCAGTGATGCCGCAGCTCATGGCTTTTTTTCTGCGTCGTTGGCTATTGCATCATGGTGCTGGGCTTCGACAAGCCCAAACAGCGCCGCTCGCGCCGCGTCGCGCTGGGCTCGCATGTCGTTGAGTGCTTCGAGCGGCACGAGGGGGACGACAGGTGCGCCTTCCTTGTGCCACATGAGCACCTCTCGGATGCGATCGGTAAACAGGACGGGGAAGCCGTCGTTGCGCATCCAGCCGACCAGCTGCGCCTGTACTTCGTTGATGATCGGGCCCGGGGGCGCCGTGGTGGCATCCAGGCGAGGCGGGCGCGCGCCCATGGTGTGGAGGTCGTATTCGTTCATGTCGATCTACTCGATTGCCGGCCGAAGCCGAACCAGTTGAACGCCCGGCGCAGACAGTAGGAGCGCACCAGGGATATGACGGTGTAGAAGACGCCGAGCAACAGGTTCTGCTCGAGCGTGATGTGCCAGCCGAAGGCCGGGAACAAGGTGAAGTTGGCGGCCATGTTGATGCCGTAGCCCACGATCACGTTGATCACCGCCTCAGTGGCGCTGCTGCGTTTGGATTGCCCGGCGGTCATGCTGCCTCCCGTGAGAACAAACTGCCTCCGTGGAGTGCCGTAGCGCACGCATGGTTGAGCCATAGGGATTCGGTTCGGTTCGTGGTGCCGCGCGCGGCTGAGATGCGCGCGATGGTATCTGCTCTCAGCCAGCCGGTGAGGGCATCGGTGTACATCTCGCTCGAGTAGCCCGAAAGCACGACCATACTGGTTGCGCTATTCAGGACCTCGAGCAACTCGGCATGGTCGCCATCGGACATTTCACATTCGTAGTAGCGCCCGTGCTTCGCGCCGCCGCACCGTGTTTCGTGCATGTACGGTGGATCTACGTAAATGAGCGTGTCAGGCGCATCGTGTTGGCGAATGATGTCGATCGCCGGGCGATTCTCGATCATGACGCCAGTGAGTCGCTCGCATACTGGGCGGACTGTGTCCGGATATCGCGCCCAAATATCCTGCGCGGTGCCGTACTTACGGCGGGTGTCGACGCGAAAACCTGTTGTCCCTTTTGTGGCACCAGCAGAGCCGAAGCCCATGGATGCCCGCACGATCGTGCGGCGAGCGCGCTCGACGGGATCAAGTGTCGGCTCATATGCAGAGTCGAACTCTTCGCGTGCATAGGGGGTAAGCGTCAGCGCTTCGATCAGCATGCTCGAGGCGGATGGCGATCGCAGCACGCGGAACAGATTCACGATGTCGCCGTCGAGGTCGTTGTAAACCTCGGCATACGCTCGAGGTTTCTGGATTAAAACTCCGGCCGCACCGCCAAAAGGCTCGACATAGCAACGGTGGGGCGGGAAATGCTCAATCACCCAAGGGGCGAGTCGGTACTTCCCGCCGTGGTATCGGATCACAGGGGATCGCACGGTCATGGCACTCTCGAATGGAATTGGGATACGATCCCTCGACAAATATGTCAGGGGACCAAAGAGAAAATGAAGCTGAATTGCTGGCCGGAGACTTTCGGCGTTTGTTTTGTGGCAGCTTGTGTTGCGCTCGCGGTGTTAGGTTGGCCCGACTGGAATGACGCAAGTAGCCAGACGGCAGCCTCGTGGTTCCAAGCTGTGGGCTCAGTGATAGCTATTTTTGTCAGTGCGGGTTTGGTCTGGTGGCAGCACGAACTCGCGATGAAGTTGGAGCAAACGCGTCGATCGACCGACCGGCATGAAAAATTCGAGCCATTCGTTGGGCTGATTGCTCAGGCTCGCTGGTTGGTGCGACACGTAAATGACGCCATTTCTGGCGACGTGCCACCCGCCGAAGTATTTGATACCGATGCGATCACTACGGATTTTGAGTACCTGCTCGAAGCGATGAAAAAGGTTCCAGTCCATGAGTTGCCGACGACCTATTTGTGTACGCATTTCTTAGATGCCTGCCGATTACTGGCTACGATGATCCCTCGGATTAACGCTGCGAAGAATATCTGGCGTGCGACAGAATCTGACGATATGTGGACCGCACGACTGACGATGATGCCTGACGCTGTTAAGGCAATTGACTATATTGATGCAGCTTTCCGAAGCGCGTCGACTGCGTTGAAGCTTGGGAAACGGCCAGGTATTCGCGTTTAACGCTTGCTTAGGAATGATGATGTCTCAATTGGCTTTGGGTGTCGGGTTAGGAATAGGATCGATGCTCCTCGGTTTCGCCTTTGGATCAAAAGCGGATTTCGTAACGGAGGTCAAGTGGTGGGAGCTTATGACCGCATTTGGCACCGTTAGCGCTGTTGGTGTAGCACTTTGGGCCTCTCTGCGGGAGCAACTCCGGCATGCCAATGAACGTATGGCACGCCTGCGAATCTCGGCTGCTGCGGTGCGCGTTCGGTTGGCTGCTGCGATGACGACATTTGAGCAACTCGATAAGTCTCTTAGCGCACGCCTGCTTGCCTATCGTGAGCCAGAAGTACTCGAGGGGAGATATTCGAATCTCGACCGTGTTCTCGCATCGGCTCCCCTTTCGGTAACGCTTCAGGAACTCGATTCACTTGCTGGACTTCCTGATTCAGGCGCCGAGCGATTGTCACGAGTGCAGGAGATCATTACGCTCGCCAACGTGATGGCCAAGGAGTTGAGTCACTCCGGGGCCTCGCCCACTGGGGCAGATGAGCGTCCAGCCGTCTATGTCGCTATACAACTCTTGGTAAAGGAAGCTATGCAAGAAATTGAGCGTGCCCATACGGCTTGCGCGGCCGTCATCACGCTAAGCAATGATTTCGACGATGCACCTCCTATTTCGCTAAAGGCGCACGAACCTCGCTGATCGCGGATCTAGAACGGTATGTCGTCGTCTATGTCTGCCGCGCCTCCGCCGCCCGAAGCTGGCTCCGCTTGGCTGCCGTCGCGAGTGCGCTGGTAATCGTTGGCGGGCTTACCGCGGCGGGACGTGGGCACCTGGTCGGGAGCGTCAGCGGCGTGGCCACCTTGGCCGTCATCGCGGCCGCCGAGCATCTGCATCTGGTCAGCGACAATCTCGGTGCTGTAGCGGTCCTGCCCGGTTTCCTTGTCCTGCCATTTGCGGGTTTTCAAGCGGCCTTCGATGTAAACCGGACGGCCTTTGCGCAGGTACTCGCCGGCGATTTCAGCCAGGCGGTTGTACATGACGACGCGGTGCCATTCCGTCTCTTCTTTGCGCTCGCCGCTGCGCTTGTCTTTCCACTGCGACGTGGTAGCGATCGACAGATTGCAGATCGCTGCGCCCTCCGGCGCGTAGCGGACTTCGGGATCGCGCCCGAGGTGTCCGACGATGATTACTTTGTTGACGCTCGCCATGTGGGCGGGCTCCTTTTACGTGGCCGCGCTATCGCAACGCAGTGCGATCAAGACGCGGGTACTTTGGGATATCGAACGTGATGCTTTCGCCGTTCGGGTTGGTGACGATGCAGGAGAGCTCGCCGGTGGAGGGGTTGCGCAGCAGCTGCGCGCGCTTGCCGCAATGCGGCTGCATGCGCTTGGCAAAATGCTCGTCATCCATCGCCATGAGGCGGGCGTCAGAGGCGCGGACCGCATGACCTACGGCGACGGCCGCAGGCGCGAGGGCAAAGCAAAGGACGATCGGAAGCCAGCGGCGTTGCATGACGTCACCTATAGCGATGGGGAAAGGGAGGGGCACCGACACCCGGCCGGCCCAGGCGAACGTGTCGGTGCGGTGGTGCTCGGTCAGCGCGCGAGCGCTTGAATTCGTTCTTCGACCTCACTCGCCGGCATACGGCACTGGAGCGACAGCGCGAGCTTGAGGCGAGTCCAGCGAGGGTCTTTGATGTTGCGCGCGCCGATCGACAGCGCGGCCATGCGCCGTAGCGCGTCGCGAGAATATTTAGGGAGCATTCTGGTGGGGCGTGGTAGTTTCTTGTTTGAAAAACAGGAGCCACCCATGGACACAGGTAAGCTGGAAGCGAATATCGAAGTGCTCTTCTTGGCTGTTCGCGAGCTCGTGGCTGTCTTGCCCGTCGATGAGCGCGCCAAGTTTGCCGAAGGCTTTGGCGGCGCGATCGCCGATTGCATCAGCGATCTCGAGGCGCAGCTGCCACAACCTATTTCGATATTTCCGAACCGTGTGGCGTCAGAGCTCCAAGTGGAGACACTGAGGCCGGAGTATGTGCGTGACAAGACGGCTGCGCTTGTGGCGGCGAAGCGCCGAATTGTCGATTCGTATTAAGAGGGTGGCCGGTGCTGATCTCCGGCGTGGCGGTGTCGGTATTTGGCCGCCCAATTTGTTTCGGGAAGACCCCATCGGAACGATAGTCGCATCAGCCTGCGCATTCACCCTCATAGAAGCGGGCCGGGCTTGATTCCGGCTGTGGGGTCCGTTTGCCATCTACATGTCTATTGAGCGCTGAGACAGTGACCCCGTGCGGGCTACGTCCAGGGCATCCCCTGACTTCCGCGCCTTTCCGCAACTTACTTACCAGCTTCGTAGCGTGTCCATCCACGCCGCCGCTTCTATGAAGGTCCCCGTCTTTCCGGGGTGTCATCAGGTCTCGCATCCTGAGTGCGCCCGATACCTGGCGTGCGGTGCTATTTGTTGAGCCGGTTAGCGCCGGCCGGGTGCTCTCTCCGCGTTTTGAGTCGCTGCAGTCATCCCGCTTTCCGCCCCACTCTGAAAATGCCGCGCGCGACGCTTTCAGAGAGGTGGCCGCTTACGGCGGCCGGTCGGCACCTTGATCGCGCCCTCGGCTGTGCTGCCCATCCATTACGCGGCGATCCCGCGCCCCCGCGTTAGCTGACTCATCGGGGGAAACCTGTGTTTACGGCAGTACGTTGCCAGCCCAGCAGGGGAACTCGGTTTCGAAGAGCGGGCAGGGTCACAACAGGGGAGTCATGCCGTGTAGCCGCTTGTTTATCGTCTGTGGCCGGGTAAGACGCCGGCCCGCTCATCGAAACCGCCTCGTAAGAGGAGGTGAGTGCTCAGGTAATCGTCGCCACCTGTGCTGGCGTTGCCAAAGCCTTAGCTGTGGCACTCATGCGCCTGTGCTTTCGTTGGGCTGCATGTTTCGCCCAATGGATACCGGGCGGGCTAAGTTTTTAAAGAGCGGTGCTGCTGCGCTTCCGCTGAAGCTGGCGGCTCGACTTCTTGAACCGTTGATGAATTATCAGTCGGACTGCTGGATCGTGTCAACAGTCGGACTAATTAAATGTGTAACGCCTGCTCGGTTATCCTCGGACTAAACAATTAGGAGGAGTGCAGGGTGTTTGACGATGACATTCAAGAGATCACTGTTGATCTGCGAGACCCGCAGACCGAGCAACTCGACATTGCCGTGTCGGGAGATACCGTCAGCTTGTGGCTCTCGCCAGACGCCCGTACTGTGAAAGTCTTCAGAAGGGGCACGCTCGGCGGCCAGGGGTGGATTGGCAGCACGTCCAACCGGGCACTGGCGGCTCACCTGGCAAACGGACTGCCGACCTATGCGACGATCGACAAGACACGGAACAAGCCAATCGTCAGATGCACACTTGTAAGCCAAACAAAGGTTGAGCGCGACCGGGAGGCACAAGTTTTGGCGACGCTGAACGATCTAAGGAAGCCGTACAAGCCTGCCAAGGGATTCGAGTTGCGGGCAAGGGCCGAAATAGGATCCGACCTCGTGCCAGGTGACCGCCTGCAGTTTCAGCAATACGAACTTGAAGAGTACTGCCGTCGCGCCATGCGTCTTGAATTTATTTGCCGAAGGAGTGATGTTGCGGTTTGGTGCACACAAGATATCGACCGCATTCGGCGTCTGCTGAAGGCGGTGGTAAACGGCTATTCCGTTCTTCTCGTAGTGACGAAGATTTTGAGCAAGCCAGTAGGCGTGGGAGACGACCGTTGGTGTTGGGAAGAAACGGAAATCATCGTAGACGTGCAGTTCGTAAAGATTGGGACGGCGGCCGGCCTACAAATCTCGGTCTAAATGAACGATGCGACCCATCAAATACGTTCCATCTGAGCACTCAATCGGCTGATACGCTTTTTGATCTGGATTGTCGGAGCACAGCCACCAGCGTCGATGCATGTATTGAAGGCGTTTTACTGTGAACTCACCCTCATGGTTAGCGGCGAAAATCGCGTCTCTTTCTCGTCGTGTGTCCGCAGTGTTCACGACGACAACGTCACGATCGAGAATCCGAGGCGACATACTGTCTCCCGCTACCCGCGTCGCATAAAGATTCTCCGGGCGCAGCCCTTTCGATTCCGCCCATGACGCAGGCAGAAACAAGGGACTGCCCTCACCGTTATCGGGGAAGTCTACGGAAAACCCTGCAATGCCCGCCGAAATCTTAAAAATGACCTTTCGAATCTGGATAAGCCCAGGAACAGTTTCGAGGTCAACGATTTCTCTGCCCGCTGCCTTCGACGATCCAGCTAGGTTTTCAATGTCGCCAGCAAGAGTTGCACTAATGTCGCCAGGGGCGCATCCGAGCATTCTGGCAAATTTCACGAGTGCCTGGACGTTGAGCGGTATGCGTCCCTGGAGGTACTGACTGAGCGCACTTTGACCGAAGCCTAGCGTTGCGGCAGCCGCTTCTTGCGAGAAGGGCAAGCGCGAGTCTTTCTGGCGTTGTTGCCAAGCTCTAAAGAGAACCGCGAGACGATCGGCGTCGGCCTTTTGAGCCGGGGTGAGGGGTTGGGCTGGCATGCGCGTGACTTTATAAGCAAGACTGTTAATCAGCAATTAGTCCGACTGTTGACATCATCCAGCAGTCCGACTGATAATTGGGTTATGAACTCGATCAAGCAAATCCGCATTCGAATGGGCCTGACGCAGCAAGAGCTGGCGGCGGGGATCGGCGTGTCACAAGGCAATGTCTCTTTTTACGAGCGCGGCCAGATCGTCCCGCCGCGCGTTGCCGAACGGCTCATCGAATTCGCGAGGAGCAAGTCGGTGCACATCACGTTCAACGACGTGTACGCAGCAACAAGGCAGGAGATTGCCAGTGCATAGCTCGATCTCTGGCGATCGCACCAAGCATGTTCCAGGCGACACGCGCACACCGCCCCCGGACAACGCTATTCCGATTGGCCCTACCGACGTCTGACATCTATCTCTTTCCAGTTTGTTCTTGTTGACCGCATCTTAGGTGCACTGCAGCGGGAATAAAACGTTCAGGTACCCAGCTTATGAACATCATCGACGCCGCAGACAGCACAGTTCACGATTACCCGGGTGGCAGCGAATCGCTCGGCCCGCGCGTTGGCATCTCGCCGGCGGTGCTGCGCAACAAGGTGAACCCGAACAACACGACACATCACCTGACGATGGTCGAGGCAGATCGCCTGATGCGCATCACGGAAGACAAGCGGATCCTGAAGGCGCTGGCGCACGCGCACGGCTATCTGTTGGTCAAGGCGCCGGAGGAGTGCTCAACCGAGTCCGACATGTCGGTGCTCGAGCACGTCACCGGGCTGATGGTGCAGCAAGGTCGCTTTGCCATGGAGATCCACACGGCACTGTCCGATGGGGGCGTGAGCAAGGAAGAGATGGTGCGCATCGACCGCGCCGGTCGCGAGTTCATGGGCGAGATCGTTGAGATCAAGCAGCGCCTGCGCGGGATGGTGGACGAATGAGCGCGGCACTATACATGGATCGGGCGGCAAGCGGCAAGGTTGTCGTGTCGCGTCTGGACAATGCCCGAGTGCTGAAAGGGGGCGCGCTGTCGCGTACCGCCGCGATGATGTGCACGAACAGCCGGTTCCAACGTTTCGTGGTGAGCATTGCCGGCGGCGTGCCTGCCGGCATCACCGCGCGCCAGCATGCCGCCGATTTCATCCGTCGTTCGTGCGAGATCACCAGCCGCGTGATGCTCGATCACGACGCGCGCGCCGCTTGCCTGTTTCACGAGATGGTGCGCAAGCCGTTCGTGCAGTGGCAGGAGCGCCACCCATGAAAGCCTCAGACCTTTGCATGGTCGTAGCGGCGATCTATCTTGCTCCCCATCTAAGCGAGGGAGCCGGTGTGTTGATTTCGTTGGTGGCGGGGGTGATCGCGGTCACTCTGATGTGGAGGCGGATGTGAAAGGCCGCGCCCCCACCGTCGAGCAGAAGCACTTTCACACGATGCTGTGTGAGTTCGTCGGCTGCACGGCATGCCGCCAGCACAACGTGATCACGCAGTACGTCAGCGTGCACCACATCGACGGCCGCACCAAGCCGTGGGCGCACTGGCTCGTGCTGCCGCTGTGCGCTGGCCATCACCAAGACGGTACCGGCGCGCGCGGCATGATCGCGGTGCATCCCTGGAAGGCCCGCTTCGAAGCGAAGTACGGCAGCCAGATGGAGCAGCTGCGCCGCGCGATTCGATTCCTTCAGCGCCTGGGCCACGTCGTGCCGCCTGGCGCCTTTCAAGCAGCAGGCCTCGCATGAAATTCGCCGGATACACGATCACGCTTTACGCCCAGCGCGCGGCCAACAAGTTCATGGCCGAGCAACGGTACAAGTTCACCTCTTGGCACGTTGCGCAGGTGATCTTGCCCTACGTGCGCAAGACGTCGACTTCATGGCCTGGGTATAGCGAGCGCAGTGCGGCGAGTGCCGCCGCCGAAGATCTTATCCGGCGCGCAGCACTCCGCGGGGAGGTCTCATTCGACGGCCGCGGCGCGCGCGACAACATCAATTACTGGAAGAGGGTGGTTCGATGAACTACTACCCGCATCACATCGGCGACTTCAATAGCGCCACGCGGCACCTGACGCGCATCGAGCGCAGCATCTACCGCGATCTGATCGAACTCTATTACGACACCGAAGCGCCGCTGATCGCTGATGTTGAGAAGCTGTGCCGCTTGGTCATCGCGCGATCGGACGAAGAACGAACAGCCGTTCAACAGGTGTTGAACGAGTTCTTCACAGAAAACGGACAGGGTTGGCGCCATTCGCGCTGCGACGGCGAGATTGCCAAGTATCACGGCAACAAAGAAGCGAAATCGGCTGCAGGGAAGGCCAGTGCCGCTAAAAGAGCCCAAAAACAGCAGCAACCGAACAACGGCAGTTCAACATCTGTTCAACAGCCGTTGAACGAGTGTGCAGCTAACCAGAACCAAGAACCAATAACCAATAACCAGAATAAAGAACCCCCTAACCCCCGCAAGCGGGGGAAGGGATTCGACCCCGCTGGGATCGTGTTGCCGGACTGGCTTGACCACGATGATTGGCTCGCCTGGGTGACCGATCGAAAGGATCGGGGCAAGCCGATAACCGAGCAGGGGGCGGTGAAGCAACTTCGCCAGCTGGACGAGTATCGCAAGCAAGGGCACCGACCGGGGGCGGTGATTGATCACAGCATCGCGGGTGGCTATCAAGGCCTTTTCGCCCCCCGCCACCAGCAGTCGGCCGCAGGTGCCAACGTCGTACCCATGAACCGCCAGGAAGCCCTGGAAGCCCGCAACCGAGACGTTGCAGAACGATTTGCGAGAGGTGCGTGATGCAGGAAAAAGACAAAGCCCGGTTCTCGGCGCTGATCGGCAACGTTTACGCGTTCTACCGACAGGACATCAGCGAGTTCGCGATCGGCGTGTGGTGGCAAGCCGGAAAGCCTTTCGAATACGACGAAGTGGCCGACGCCCTCAACCGCCACTGCGTCAATCCAGACAACGGCCAGTTCATGCCGAAGCCTGCCGACGTCGTAAAGATGTTGCAGGGCTCGACCAAGGACGGCGCCCTCATTGCTTGGTCGAAGGTCGACAAAGCGGTGCGCCAAGTGGGCACGTACAACAGCGTTGCCTTCGATGACCCGATTATCCACGCCGTGATTCAGGATATGGGCGGCTGGGTTGCCTTCGGTGCGAAGGACGAGAAAGAATGGCCATTCGTTCGCAACGAGTTCGAGAACCGGTACCGCGGCTATCGCATGCGCAATGACACCGGCGACTACCCGCACCTCCTCATCGGTATCGCGGATGCACAGAACAGCCAGCGCGGCTTTGCGTGCCAAGAACCGGTGCTGATAGGCGACGCCTCCCGCGCAATGCGGGTTATCGAGAGCGGATCCACCAAACCGGCGATCGGTTTCACGCGCGTGGCGGCTGGCGCACTCGTGCCGACGGCCAGGGAGCACGACCTGGGTTACCAGCGCGCCGACGTTAGGACGCTCCAGTGATCAAGAAACAGTCCAAGTATCGAAACCGGACGGTGATGGCTGCCGGCCAGCGATTCGACAGCGCTGCCGAGTCGCGCCGGTACCGAGCCCTCACGCTCTTGCAGGCGGCAGGGGAAATCACTGCCTTGCAGCGCCAGGTCGTGTTTCCTCTGGTCCCGAAACTCAAGCGCGCGGATGGCAAGTCCGAGCAGCCCGTGACCTACGTGGCGGACTTTGTCTATATGCGCGATGGCGCGCACGTCGTTGAGGACGTGAAGAGCGCTCCCACGCGCAAGCTGCCCGCCTACATCATCAAACGAAAACTGATGCTGCACGTCTACGGCATCACCCTATTGGAGACGCAATGAGCGCACTCGAAACCCAAGCCGGCGGCACCCATTACGCGGAGCGCGCGATCCAGCCCATCCAGTACATCGAAGCAAACAAGATGGGCTTCATCGAAGGCAACATCGTTAAGTACATCACCCGCCATGAGAGTAAGGGCGGCAAGGCCGACATCGAGAAGATCAAGCACTACTGCGATCTGCTGCTCGAGCTGCGGTACGGCGTGAAGCCATGAGCGGGTGGAGCAGGCGCTGGGAAAGGCTGGACCCGTGCGAGGTCTTAATGCGTCGGCAGGAAATTGAGATGCGGCCGGCGCCGCGGCAGTTAACCGAGGACCCTTTTGGGGCAATTAGAGAACAAGGGCGATTGGTCATGACGAAAGAAGAAAGCGAACAGATTGAGGAGCTGCTGATGGGTTGGTACCGGTGGGCAAAAACCTACCGGCCAAACCTCGGTGCGCCACGGGTGTCGGCTTACGGACGCGGGATAAGCGACAGTGATGTGCATGCAGACGGCGATGACATTGACGCGCGCATTTACGTCGAGCAGTGCAAGGCGGTCGATGCGTGTCTGAACGACATGTCTTGGCAGGCGCGCGCGGCGGTCGGCATTCACACTGCCAACAAGGCATGCGGCAATGATGTGTATAGCAACCCCCGCATGACAAATGAGCAGCAGCACGCGGAGTATCAGCAAAGTAAGCAGGATCTTTTGCCAAGGCTGCAGCGTCGTGGCATTTTGCGCAACGTCGAGCGAAAAGAGTTGCGCGCTTGATATCGTTCGATTTATAGTTGACTCGTCGGTGCCAGAAATGCGTCCCGGAACATCCCGCTAGCGAAAGCCCAGCGGGATTTTTTATGCCTATGATGGAAGTTTCAGGTGACGTTGAAGCTCCGACTTTTTATGTCCTGCTTGAGGCTGCCGTATTCCGCATTGGCGCGGTTGAGCGTAATACCCAAGGGATTTCCCGAACCTGCCAAAATATCTAAGCATTAAAACCTTGCCAAGTGTTACGTTAACGCGCGGAGGGTTTATGCATGCAACGGAATAAAGAGCGGTTGGCGCTGTACTTTGATTTGAAACTTGAATCTGTATCCACAGCGCGCGGGGAATACGGCAAATTGGAAGGGCTCGCTCCAAAGACACTTGCCGAGATGGTGGAATACGTCTCCAAGTTGAAAGACGATCCCAAGCAAGAGCTTGTTTGGCCGAAGCGCACGAGAGGTGACGTGCTGTACCTCGTGGACATGGTGGCGAGGGAAGGAGATGACCATGTCGTCCTGCTAATAAATCGGTGTGACCCGGACGCGGCTGATTCCGTGTTTTATGACCCAGCCACAGGCACTCGCACGCGACATGAGAAAAAACCTGGCGAGGGGGCAGATCACTCCTCACATGTGGCGCTTTCGCTAACTCCTGTTAGCCCAAACGTGTATCGTGCAATTGTGGAAATGTGTCCGGGTCTCTCCAGCGCGCGCATCGAAGCTTTCTTGAATTACTTGTTTCGCATCTGCTGCATGGAGTTCAAACAAGATTTCACCGTCGAACATTTGGCGGGCGCTGTAGAAGGGGAGGGCGCCGAAATTAAGCCGGTGCGAGTTCGTACCAAGCAGAAATGCAAGATGATGGGGCACCTGTCGCCAGAGTTCGAGCAGGAGCTAAGGGAAGGGAAGCTGACAAGCATCGAGCTTATCCGGCTTGAGGATCAGGGTAGTCCATGGGACGACGCAGGAGAGCTCGTTGAGAACTCGCGGACCGTCAAAATTCGCGAGAGCGCGCCTGGCGCAGTGGCTGAGAAGTGGGAGGCTATCCAGCAGCTATGCGGACGAGTGAAGGATAAGTACGGCCAGGTTCGGGTGACTTTTAGGACAACTGAGGGCTTAACTCGTACAGCTAAGCTTGAGACTGAAGGTGCAGCATTCGCGCACGATTCGAAGTACATAAAGAAGCGCCTCATCGACGGCTTCGAGAAGTCCCTTCCTGCAGCATTTGATGCTGTGGACGAGGAGATGCGGGGAAAGCTTTGCGCATTACTCTGAAAGGGACATATTTAAGTGATCATTCGACAGCTAATGCGTCCGTTGGAGTACCTTCGGATCCATCCGGGGAAAAATGTAGCAGACTGGTATTTGCCCAGCGCTGTGTCGTTGATCTTGACCGGTACGTGTTTGTACTTTAAGGCGCAAGTGAATCTGTTTGGGCCGGGCGGGACGATCGCGATGATTCTCGCTTTCGTACAAAACCTCCCCGGCTTCTACATAGCCGCGCTTGCTGCAATCGCAACATTTGGCCGTACGGATATCGACCGAATAATGCCGGGCAATCCCCCCCCGAGCATTGAGACACGCACGGTGACTGGAAAGCGAAATCGAATTCCGGTCACTCGTCGTCGTTTCCTGTGTCTGCTTTTTGCGTACCTTACGTTTGAATGTATCGTTCTGACGTTGGCTTCAATCTTAGGGCTCTCTTTTGTGAACGCTGTCAGAGGAGTTGTCTCGACGGAGATCGGCCTTCTCCTATTTTCAGTGTCCGTATTCGTGTTCTTCTTCCTCTTGTCTCAAATGGTCGTCGTCACCTTCTGGGGGCTCTATTACCTAGGTGACCGCATTCACCAACCTGAGGCTTAAAGCTCGTGTAGCGAGACTGTTCGTCGCATGACAGCAATTGCGAAACGCTTGCCGCGTCGAAAGCTTTCCACTTTAAAGTCGAACTTGAGCGAGTTGTCGCCTCGTGTATCGACAGTCACGCCTGGATCTTGGCGGAATGCTAAAGTTTCCGCCACCCAGCGCGGGTATGGCTACAAATGGCAGCAAGCACGCTTAGGCTTTCTACGATCGCACCCGCTGTGCTGCTATTGCCAAAGCGCGGGGCGAGTAACGGCCGCCGAGGTGGTCGACCATCGCATCCCTCATCGTGGTGACATGGCCTTATTCTGGGATCGCAACAACTGGCAGCCATTGTGCAAGCCATGTCACGACGTCACCAAGAAACGCGAGGAGGCACTGGGGCGCTGACCCCCTTAGTGTGTCTGCTCACGGCACGATTGCCGCGCCAAGAGGCTGTAGACGTGCCGCAGGGCCATTGTGGAGCGGCCCGGAGGGAGGGGGGGGGCAAACCCTGCCGAACGGCCGAAACCCGGACCACCTGTCCTCGCACGCGCAGAAAATTTCCCCTATTAACGGGATTTGTTAACCGAGGTTGTTAATGGCACTGACCGAAAAAAAGCGCCGCTTTGTCGATGCGCTGCGGTCCGGCCTGAAAGGCGCGAAAGCCGCGGTGAAAGCGGGTTACAGCGAGGCTGGCGCGTCCCAGGCGGCCAGCCGTCTGATGAAGGACGCGGACGTTTTGGCCGCGCTCGAACGCCACGATTTGGTTAACAAGGCAAAAGCGAAGGCGGAGCAGACCGGGATGCCCCTGAATCTGCCTGACCTGGCCAAGATGTTTACGGATCCGATGGACTTTCTACGGTCCATGATGAACGACGTCGAGTCGGATACGAAGCTGCGCGTAGAGGCAGCTAAGACGCTGATGCCCTACGTTCATCCGAAGAAGGGCGAGGTCGGCAAGAAGGACGCAGCAGCGGAGAAGGCAAAGGAAGCGGCTGGTTCCGGGCGCTTTAAACCCTACGCGCCCACGGGGGCGACCAAACACTGATGGGTGCCCTGAAATGGAGTACGGCGCTTCCGGATTGGGAGCGCCGCGTGGTCGCGGGCGAGTCCCTGATCCCGTTCAAGCCGCTATTTCCGGATTACGCCCGCCATTCGCTGGAGATGTTCGGTGGGCTGCAGATGGTCGACGCAGCCAACAGCCCGTTCATGCGCGATACCGTCCGGCCGTGGGTGACGGATTTCGTCGGCGCCATCTTTGGTGCGTACGACCCGGAAGCCGGGCGCCGGATGGTGAACGAGTTCTTTCTGCTGATCAGCAAGAAGAACGGAAAGTCGACGATTGCGGCCGGAGTGATGCTGACCGCGCTGATCTTGAACTGGCGTCAGTCGGGCGAATTCATCATCCTGGCACCGACAAAGGAAATCGCCGACAACTCATATTTGCCGATCCGCGACATGATCAACGCGGACGAGGAACTGAAAGAGCTATTCCAGGTACAGGACCACATCCGGACGGTGACGCACCGGACGATGAAATCCACGCTGAAGGTGGTTGCAGCCGACAGCGAGACGGTGTCGGGCAAAAAGGCTATCGGCGTTTTCATCGACGAACTTTGGCTGTTCGGCAAGAAGCACAACGCCGCCGCGATGTTGCGCGAAGCGACGGGCGGCCTGGCATCGCGGCCGGAGGGCTTCATCATCTATGCCACCACGCAGTCGGATGATCCGCCAGCGGGCGTTTTTCGAGACAAGCTGCATTACGCGCGCAAGGTGCGCGACGGCAAGATCGTAAACAACCGCTTTCTGCCGGTGATCTACGAGTTCCCGGAGGAGATGATCAAGGCCGGCGCGCATCGGGAACTGGAAAACGCTCATGTCACGAATCCGAACTGGGGACTCTCGGTAGACGTCGCCTTCATCGAGGGCGAGTTCCAGAAGGCACTCGAAACCGGCGAAGACGATATGCGCGGCTTCCTGGCTAAACACCTGAACGTTGAAATCGGGCTGGCGCTGCGATCGGATCGATGGGCAGGGGCGGATTTTTGGGAGGAGCAGGCCAACCCTGATATCACGCTCGAGTACATGCTCGAGCACTGTGAGGTGATCGACGTCGGAATTGACGGGGGCGGCCTTGACGACTTGCTCGGGCTTTCCGCTGTGGGCCGGCATAAGGCCACGCGCGAATGGCTCGCCTGGACTCACGCCTGGGCGCACCCCTCAGTGCTTGAGCGGCGGAAGAGCGAAGCGCCACGAATCCGCGATTTCGCAAACGACGGCGATCTGACGCTTGTTGAGCGGATTGGGCAAGACGTCGAAGAGGTGGCGCAGCGCGTCGCAATGGTCGAAGGCTCAGGGCTGCTCGAC